CTTGCGGTTAAAAAGCTTCTTGACGGTTTCAGTTTCGTAAATACGAATAATCATCCACACAATGGTCAATATTCCACCAACAAGCGCTACGACGGGAGTCATCCATCCTAAGAAACCGCCAAGGCCCATTACTACGGCAGCGCCATCAGTCATTGCTTTTATGTCGTTGTTCATACAAACCTACCTTTTGTCTTGCCTTTGGTGGCGCAACCGTCTGCACGGGAAGAGGCGCTAGAGGCTTTGGATACAGAACCACTTTTAGTTTTAATCGCGCCGCCTTTGTTCATCTTGCGTCCAAATGATGGTTTTGCTGGTGACTGGTTTGGTTGCATTGTTGGCATACCGCCGCCTGTTACTGCGCCGCTTCCAGCAGGTCTAACTGAATCCAGAGTGAACGGATTAAATGGACGGGTAGGCGCACCTCTTGGACTGAGAGTTCCTGCTGGCATTGCATCCATACGTGGGTTGCTACTAGGTTGCCTTGTTGGTCGTTGCATTCTCATAATTTACTCCTCAACATTTCCATCTTGCCAAAGAAGCCGCCTTACGGGTAGGCTTGCCTTTTTCATCTTTCATCGGGCCGGGCATACCAGACATACGCGCGCAGAATGACTTCTTACGTGCGCCGCCTTGTGGTTGCGGAGCCTTCAAGTTGCTTCCTGTTGCTGCGTTGTATGCCTTGCGGCCTTTTGCGGTCAAGCCTGCTCCCTTGGAGGTAGGTAGCTTCTCACCACGACCAACCGAGAGAACGGGGCCTTTTTTCTTAGCCATAGAACACAACCGCTGTAGTTGTTGCTGATACCACTGCGGAGATATTGGTACTACATCTAATACCTTCTCCGGGAAACACCATGTAGATACACCCCGCAGCCGCTGGCGCAGTAAATGAGAACCTAGCTGTACCGCCTGTCCCATCATTCAAAACAACCGTTGCGCCTGATGAATAGCTGATGGATATACCCTTGATACGGGTTGGGTCAGCAAAAATGGTGGTGGTTGCATTGGCTGCTGCCGCGCCGCTTTTTACGTCTGTCTGCATCATAATTAATCTCCTTTTAAAAAGGGGCCGAAGCCCCTTGGGTTGATTAGGAGTTAGCGAATGGTGTGGCAACAGTACCAGTGCCAAGGACTGTTCCATTAACCATGTACTTATTGGCTGCAATTGCAACAATCTGAATCCATGAACCTGCAACACCGCCAGTGGTAGTGCCGTTCAAATTAATAAAGTCATTGGCAGCGGCGGCAAAGAAACCGACCAATGCTGCGCCGTCTGCGTCAACGTCGTTCATGGTGATTGAGCCAACGTACTTATCAGTACCGTCTGTACCAATCTTCAAAGAGCTTGTAGAGATGGTAGTAGGAACCCAGATTGTGTAAACAACGCCTTCGTTATTGGCTGTACTTGGGTCTTGACCGGGGCCAGATGTTGTGGAGTTAGCTGAAACATTAATTGCGGGCAATGTCAATGTCAGTGCAGCCGCTAAAGAACCGCCAACAGCAATGATACGACCGCCGTGAGCTTCGGGGGTTAATGTGGTGCTTGTTGTGATGTCAACAACAGTCGCTGGGCCTTGTTGATAAATGCCGCCCAATGAACGAACTGGGCCTTGAAACGTGGTACGTGCCATGATTTTTCCTTACATACAAGTTAAGTGCATCAGTCTGTATGTCGTCAGCCGGGACTGTCTAATGCACCGGATAGCCCGGATTAATGTGTTTATATCACTGTGTTTAAACAAATGCAACAAAAAAAGGAGCCGAAGCTCCTCTTTTTTTACGTCAATTAAGACGAGCCGGGTGATCCGAAGATTCCCAGTGGATCTGACACGCCGAAGCTGTAACGCTCACGGGCTTTGTAACGGACGTTACCTGTATCAAAATCACCGTCCATGCTAGTAGACATGGGTGTACGAACAAAATGTTTTAAACCATTTGGAACGTCTGTACACAAGAACCAAGCATTTGGATCTGTCAAGAAGTTGTTAACTGTATAACCTTCAGGAATTGAACCATTGTTCTTCAATGCGTTGATGTCATTGTCAGCTGTACCAACACGAAGTTCAGTCTCTAGCAAACGAGTTGCTGTGAACTGTAATTGTGGAGGAACAATTAATTTCCGAGGTTTAGATGCAATTAACAAGCCGCGCTCATCTGTCCAACCTGCGATCTGAATCACAGCGTTTTCCAACGATGTTTCATTCAAATCAGAGCCAGTTGTAGGACGGTTGCTGTTAGTACCGCCAGAGACAAGAGGGTGGGCTGTAGAACACAGAACCACGCCGTCACCGTATGTAGGGCCACCGGTAAAAGCATTGTTCAAGACCGCAGCAGATTTAACTTGCTTGGTATAAGCCATACCGCGGGCCAAAGCCTTGGTATAGCGTGAAGACAAACTATCGTACAAGTTATCTTCCACAGCTTCCTCTGTAATGGCAAATCCCATTGCAATGGTTTCGTGGGTGTAACGTGCAGTCCAAGCTTCCTGTGCATTGTCATAACTGATGGCTGAGCCTTCGTTTTTGACCGGTGCGGCAGAAAAACCTGACAGTTTTGTCTCTTCTTCAAAGCTACGCTCAGATGTCTCTGTTTCGTAGATCTCTTTGTGTTGCTCTCCGTACTTAGCGTACTCAAGGCCAAACAAAGCGTTCAGACCAGGGAGCAGTTCTTTCAATAGTTGTGCGCGTGAAATAGCCATGATTTATGCTCCTTATATGCCAGTAGAGTTGTTGTACTGGTGCATAGTTGCATTTATCTTGACAATAAACTCAACAAATGTATCAGAGCCTGTTGCTGTCTCACGAACCACATCAATGATGCGGATAGGCAGCGTGTTAGTAGTAGTTTGAGTGCCTTCATCAATCGCTACTGCTGAATTACCAGTGGTGGTAGAGCCAGAGTTTTGAATCAAAGCAATGTTACTACCAATAGCAGCGATGCCCATTCCGGCCACGGTTGTGGTTGCAGAACAAGAAACTACTTGGAATAGCGTATCAGGATCATCCGCAACAACTGCAAATATCTTTGTGCCAGACTTGATAGACTGACTCGCTGGATAAAACTGTTGAAACTGAACTTGACCAGTTGAACCGTTGGTAAATGTACAACCCAAAAACACACCGCAAGGCGTGGCAGTTGTTGTGCCAGCGTCTAACTCGATTGTTCCTGATGTAATACGTTTTACCAAGTCACCATAGAAAATGTTAGTGGCATAACCACTTGCAATTTCCATGTTGCGGGTTGCACCCGCGAATACCTGTCCACCTATTAGGTTTACAGGTTTTAGCCCGTAGGGGGCGTCTACCGTGGGATAAGCCATAAAGACTCCTTAAAAATTATGTACCTTTACCAAAAGAAACCGTGGACTTACGTTCTTTAAACATAGGCATCCTCGGGTCGCTCTCTCGCATGAAAGTATTGTCTACAGCGTTCATCTCAGCTTCCGCTTTTTGGCGGTAGTGAGCGTCACGTTGTTCTGTAAACTCTACTGGGGTTTTGCAAAGTAATAAACCACCGACCTCAACGCTGTCTGGAAACTTACCGTTGGTAGTACCAAACAAGCGGATTTCAGGATGGTCAGAAGCTTTAACAGGTTCCCAGCCTTCACGCAGTTTTGAAGAGATGTTCGTATCATCTGGTTTGTTCAATGTACTAATACGAATCCAACGGAAAGCAAACCCTGGCTCTGGATGAGGATCAGGCAAAAGCTGTGGTGGCGTCCAACTTTTTGGACGGGCAACAGCCTCTCGGCTTTCAGTTTCACGTTTAGCACGGACTTGAGTTTCAGACATATCATTCACCTTTTCTTAATTCTGCAATTTTTTGAGCCATCAGTTCGTGGGATACGCCGAACTTTTTAGCCATCGTTACCTGAAATGGAGAGAGCCGGATCTTGGAAGATGAGGTGCTCCTTGTAGCTGGCGCGACGACATTCGATTTTTGACGAGGAGCGGAACTCTGTCGAGCTTCCGGTTCGTTGTTGTCCAGACCGAAGTTCTCTGGAAACACTTGGCGAATTCTTGAATTAATTCTTTCGTAGTATTCGTCAGTGTTGGGATCTATACCATTCTTAATGAGCTTAGTATGTAAGCCCAGAGCAAAGCTGGTCATCTCATCATCACTGCCAAACCAAGAATTCTCAGCCTGCCATCTAGCAGCCTTTGGGTCTGCTTGTGGTTGGCGAGGGACTTCCCTAGGTGCGATTTTTACTTCATTTTGTTCATCTTGTAAAGCAGGTTTGAAATTATTTACACGATCCATCTTAATTTTGGCCGATGTTAATAACTCCTGAGCATCAACTAAGGCATCAGAATCACCTGATTCATAAGCTAATTTGTAGCGTCTTTTGGCATCATCTACCTCATTGGACACAACTTTCTTAGCTTGCTCCAGTAGAGCGGTTTGGCCTACATTCAATGAACCTTTGAGTTTTTTATTCTCTTCTGCTATTGATTGGGCAAAAGCTAAAGCCTCTTCTTTTTCCCTAGCAGCCTCTTCCGCTCGGCGGCGCTCATTGTGAAAACCAGTCTGAAGGTCAGCTATGCGCTTTTTAACCTTTTCATCGTATTTTTCAATCTCATCTACTTCTTTGGTTTCTTTTTTATCAGCAGATTCAATTTCTACATCAACACCGCCATCTTCAACGGCAGGTTCTTTTATCTCTTGTTCAGATAACTTTATATCTTCATTCTCTAATTCAGGCATAAATTACTCCTTAATAGTTAGGCCGCTGAATACCACGGGGATCCTGGACTACCGCCTCAACGCTGTCGTCGTTGATAAGTCGCCACTCGGTTCCGTGTATTTTCATTCGCGTCCCAGTATTAGGTCGCGTAATGATGAAGTCTCCAACATTGCATGAAGCCCCAGAAGGAAATCGCTTTTCGTCTTTAAATGCATCTGGGCCAATTTTGGCCACAAACAAGACGGGAGAAAGCAATTCTTCATGGTGCATTGCTGTTGCAGATTTAAGGATGCCAGTTTCGCTAAATTCTTCCTCTGCTTTAGGAAGCATACAAAGTATGTGGTAAGTAGCGGGATCTGGAACCTGTCTCGCTTTCTCTATCGGTTCTTTGTCTAAAATATTTGATAGATCAACGGCAGACACATCAAATTCACTCATCGTCATCGTCCTTAATTTTTCTTAAAAGGTCATTTATCTCATACTGTGCGGTTTGTAGACCCTTAATTACTCCGCACATTCCTTTGTATTCAGCAAAGTCTTTAACCGTGCCATCACATAAGAATCTATTTAAATCCTGAATTCGTTCATTGATTTTTTGGTTCAAAACATCAAATATCTTCAGTTCCATAGCAGTTCTCCACCCTTATTTTCTTGTCATTTTGGTAATGACATCAGCTTTAATCTTCTGTTCAGTCTGTTTTTGCTGAGATTGAAGTCTCATAGCCTCTCTTTGGCTCTCTGCTTGGATTCTTTGTGCGTCAATTTGCAATCTAGCCTGAGCTAAAGCCATATCTGCCTGATCTTTTGCAGTTTTACGCTTAACTTCTTCGGCTTTAAGCTGCAATTCAGCCTGTTGCATCTGAATAAGCGGGTCTTGAGCCTGTTGTTGAGCCTGTTTCTGCTGTGCTTCTGCCGTATTTTTCTGTAAAAGCTGGGCACTTGCCTCTGCAATGAGTTTTGATAGCTGAACTTCCACATCTTCTGGCAGTTTTTCGTTTGGAGGAGGAAGCGGAACGCCCATTTGCTCCTCAATTTTACGTCTGTACAAGAATCCAAGGTGTTCTGCAATGTGAGCCTGAACAGCAGACATCATTTGCTGAGCCATTGGGTTCTGTCCCATCGTCGCCGCGATCATTGGGTCTTGCATGAACGTTGTATGAACCGCAATGTGAGCATCTTGATCCTGATAAATGAACGCTTTAGTAGGCTCTCCTTTTAAAAACGCCATATTCTCAGAGATAGGATCTCTTGGCTCTTCATCATCTGTCGTCGGGACTAGCTTCTCACCATTTTTAACACCTAAAACCTCAATCATCTGCCTATGTAAATTAGGTAAGTTATAGATCTGAGGAGCCTGCTGTGCCATCTGCATCACAGCTTGATACTGCATGATCCTTTGCGCCATCGTCGAGCTATTAGGATCAGAGACAGGAATGACATCCACCATGTCATAGTCTTCCTGCTTAGCCATCCTCGTGCCAGAAGTAGGTTCGTACTCATACTCTGTTGGGGCGTAATCTCTGATGATCGCTTTTAGGATCTTGAACTCTTGCTTCATAGAGTAGTGAACCCGTGCCTGCACCGCAGACATCGTTTTCAACTGTCTCTCAAGCAAAGCTAAAGTAGTTCCCACTGGCGCGTTAGCACTCATATCACTGACATTCATATCAGCAATAGAGCCTAAACGTCTGCCCTCATCCGTGACTTTATCTAATAAGGCGGCCAAGACTTGTGACGGTTCCTTATAGGGAAGCATCATAATGTTGTCTTTGATAGACCCACTCGGTACGTCTACATCTCTAAACTCTCCTGGAGCTATAGGAGTGTCATCTCCTTTAACTCTTAGCCCACGAGACTTCATGCCTCCTGGAAGATTACTCAGTGTGCCAGCGTCAATGAGCTGTCTAATAATAGATGTACCGGCCCTTGCATAACCACCAATAAGATGTATGAAGCCAAAGCCATAAGCACCAAAGCCAGGTACATAGTCATACTGGACAAAGTGCTGACGCTTAAGACGCTTCTTATCCGACTCATTCCAGTTCCTGTAAATAGATAAAATCTTATTAGTTCCAACGTCAATCGTGATGATGTAAGGTAAAGCAATACCATCTTCATCTTCATAGCCCGGTAAGTCATAGTCAACTTGAATTTCATAAATCTGATAGCGGTCGTCATCGGTTACTGAGTACCCCTGCTCATCCGCTTTTTTCTTTTCTACGTCTGTATGTAGATTACTAGGCTCTCCAAGATCTATATCAACGTAGAAGCCAGCCACCTGTAATTTTTTAAGTTCATTCTTAGACTTACGCATGATGTGCGTAACTCTCTCAGCCGTTCTAGAGTTACTAGAGCCGTAGGGAATAATCACATCTTCGGCAGGAACATAGACAGCAGTCTGTCTTCCAAGAGAGGGGTCGTAGTAAACTTTCTTAAAAGCTGAGCCAGCAAGTCCTAAGTTAAACAACATGCGCTCATGTTCAGGTCTGTACTCAGGCATCTCTTCGGTCAACTTATAATTCATGTCCTCTTGGACGCGAGCTGCCGCCTCAGTTTTAAGGCGGTCAATTGCACCGATAATCTCTGTCTTGACCGGGCCAGCCGCAGGGAACGTTTCAATGATAGTTTCACTTTGGAAACGAACAGCCGCCTCGGTGAGTATGGTTGAGAATACGCCACAAGCGCCGCTCCAAGGCTCAGTCCTCTCCTCATACTTCATCCCCAAAACATCTAAACCTTTGACATACATATCCACCCAGTCTTTTCTGGATGTCACATCACTAGAGACTTCCTCAACTAGATCAGAACCAATAGTTGCCAGTACGCTGTCATCTATAAACTCAGCTAAGTTATCGTCAAAATTATCCCCTCCTTCAGCCGGAGGAGTCAGATCAATCTCAATCCCGCCAATTTCAATTTTCATAGATTCAGGATTTTCAACCTCAATCTCAATATCTGGCTCCAGTGATTCAATACCCTGTGGCATTTCGTATAAAGATTTTTCCATGAGATCCTCAATAGTAAACATGCTTTCTTCTAAAGCCGATTAGATCCTCGCGCTCGTCTGTATCAAGCCGCAAAAACCCACCCTGTCTGAAACGAATCAATCCTTGAACACAAGCATCCACCAAGTCATCATGCTCAGCATTCGGAAAAGCCGCCATCTGCTCAACCACCTCATGCGCCCATCTCGTATCAGGAGCCCATACTTTACCCGACTTGAACAAATCAGTCACAGAATTTAAACGCACAAACTTATCATTCCCCCTTGTCGGGGTGTATTCACTCACCACAATCCCCATCTTCCTCAACTCAAATATCAAAGGC